ATGCCTAAAATCAGTAATTTAAACGCAAAAAGCATAATTATTAAATTTGTTTTAAAATCTATAATTTTTACAGCTTTATCAATTAGTGCTTTATCATTTATTTTTTCTTTTGCTGTATTAAAATTTGATTTAGACTTAATTATATGTAAATATTGCGGCTATGTTACTTGTGCTTTTTCGTCATTTATTGTGCCAACACTATGCTTAAAAGGGTTTAAGCATAACATTTCAGCACTGTCTTTCGCTTCAATTATACCATTAGTAATATTTTCTATCGCGAATTATGCATTTAAAAACAAAGATTTTGTTCAGTTGTTCATATCGCTTGCAATAATAGTTTCTGTTTCATTTATTGCTTCCGTTATATCGGCAGGGAAGAGGAAATAAAATATGAATGATATACCTTTGGAATTAAAAAAAGAATTCAATTTAGAAGACAGCGAAGACGAAAAGAAAATTGATTTTGAAAAAATAATCATTGATAATAAAACAATAATTTATTCAACTGTGTTGTATTCCTGCGCGCTTGCAATCGGCTCTGTAATATATCGTCTTTTGCAAAGCAATTCATTTGATAAACTCTTTCAATCTAAAAACACAACTGTAAGCCAATTGTTTTGCGAAAATATTTGTAATTATATGTCGCTTTTTTTAATTACGGTTTTTCTTGCATTTTGCCTTATCGGATACGGAATAGTTAACATAATTCCTTTTATATTAGGCTTACAAACAGGTATAAGCACAGCTTATTATTACATGAATTTTCAAACAAAAGGCGTAGGATATGCAATAATATTGATTGCTCCTTTTTCAGCACTATTTTTAACAATACTTATGTTCACTATAAAAACAAGCAGTAATGTATCAAAAGAAATAGTCAGCATAACTAAAAAAGAAAGTGTATCAAAAATTGATTTCAAGCCAAGCATAAAAGAATTTTTAATATATGGTTTAGCAATTATCATATGTTCCGGGGTATCGGCAGTATTAGAAACTTTACTCAAAAGCATTATTACCATTTAGGCTTTTCATTTGACAATGGGTTTGAATCAACTGCTTTTTTAGTTGCGTCATCACTTATATGAGTATATATTTCCGTTGTACTCAAATTTTCATGGCCGAGTATTTCTTTTAATAATAACACATCTACATTACCGTATTGGTACATTAAAGTTGCAGCAGTATGCCTGAGCTTATGTACAGATAAACCTCTGTCGCCAAGTCCGGCTTTTTTAATATATGTTTCAACAATATGCTGAACACTTCTGTTACTTATTCTTTGATTTCTCGAACTTAAAAACAAAGCTCTGTCTTTAACTTTGTCATGTGGCCTAACTTTCAAATATGCTGTTATAGCGTTGATGCAAGCCTGGTTAAGATATACTGTTCGCTCCTTATTTCCTTTACCGGTAATAACGATAGTGCCGTCTGTTTTTATATCGTTATAATCTATTGAAACAAGTTCGCTCAGTCGCATACCGCAATTTAAAAATAAAGTAATAATTGCGTAATCTCGCTCTTTGTATTTACCTTCAATTACAGATAAAAGCTTTTCCGCTTCGTCAAGCGTAAGGTATTTAGGAAGCGATTTTTTTGTTTTTGGAATATCTAAATTTTTAAGCGGATTTTTTTCAAGAACGCCTAAATTATCAGTTAAATATGTATAAAATCGCCTAATACTTATTACGCGTCTCGCACGGGTAGCTTCATTGTTTTGGCGTACATTTTTACAATATATCATAAATTCATACGCGTCTTCAAGTTTTACGCTCTGTATAAATTCTAAATCAATAGGGGACAAGTCAATTTTCTCTTCATCTGTATCAAAACTGTACAAACCTTTTAATTTAGTCATATATCTAAAAAAAGTACGCAAATCAGAAGCGTATTCCAAAACTGATTTTTCACTGTGACCTTTAATAGCTTCAATATATACAAGATATTTTTGAACAAGTTTCGGTAATGTACCAAATTCATCTTTACGCAAATTTATCAACTCCTATATATTAAATTGATTTTGTAAATCAAAGCACAATCTTATTATGTAAAAATAATCAATCATCATTATATAAAATAAATTATCATCAAATAGAATCATTTTGAATGATACAAGTATCATTCAAAATAAACTGAACGGCTGGAAATTATAGCCTGAAATAATCAGAAATGTTAAAATGATAATTACGATGCTTTATTTCGCTATTTTAACAAGATTTTAGCAAAATTTCAATATTTCAGCCTTTTCGCTCCCCTGAATTGCACAAAATATTTATTTTGTGCAATTGTTAATTTATTCAAATGAATAATAACATAACTTTAGGGGTTCGTCAAGAACCCCTATTTCCTTTATTTTTAAGTATTCTTTTGTCATAAGGGCCTAACTCCAAAATACGAAAAATATCGAGCATAACCTCATCAAACATCTTCTGCCGAGTTATTGCAATGATACTTTCTAAATGGTCGACCTCATCAGTCTTACGCACTTTATATCTATCCTCATAAGTTGCGACATCATCAGCAAGTCTTAAATCTTTTAGATACCAATACTTATAAATATCTTCTTTTTCCCTCTGTTTCATTAAAAATCATCAATCCCACTATTCATAAGATTAAAACAATCATCCATAGAACGCATTACATCACGCTCTACATCTTGTTTACGCTGTCTTTTAAGTCTTTTCTTTGCAGGCTGTAAAACAGTGTTATCGTTATCCTCTGCCCAAGTATCATTTTTAAACCCAGCTTCAGATAAATTTTTAATTACCTTGTAAGTATCGTAAGCTTCATATAATTCTTTATTATGTACAAAGCAGTAATAACCAAGCTTACGCATTTTTATTACATCACCATCACCATTCATAATAGGCTCACTGCGTTTTACAACTGTAAAGCACTTAAGAAATGTGCGACATTGTCTAACTTCGGTACAATGTAAACGAATAGGTTTTGATACATTAGTAAAAAAATGTGAAGTCATAAAAATAACACGCTTATTCTTTCTGTTCTGCGTTACGGTAGCTAACATTCTCGGTGGGAAATTCTTTGACATTGCCGAACTAAACCAATTTTGGCACTCATCAATAGCACAAAGCACACCAGTTTTACCATTATTTACATCAACAAGCTTACGCCAATCATCAATAACAAAATCTTCACCATTTAAACCATAATTAGTACCGACTTTTAAAGACGGATACTGATACTTAAGTTGTAATATATCGTGTGTCATTGTAAGAGTTTTACCCATACCCTGCTTTCCGCAATACATAACAATACCGTGTTTTCTAAATTCGCCTACTTTAACATTATAGAAATTATCCCAAAACTGACGAGGAAGTTGAACAAATAATTTAGTAAAAATACTTACATCATTTTTAGGATTGAAATGTGCAATCACTTCCCTATGCGCTGTACCGCTTTTTTTCTTACGCAGATAAGCAACATAAAAAGCAATACCAAATACAATACTAAAAGGTATAAGGACAAATAAGCAAGGTTTAAGAAGAACCCAAATACAAGACCATAAAGTCTTTAAAACAGTTAATATCATAAAATTAACACCCCCAAATATTAAGAGCTGTTGCGTGTCGGCGAAGCCGACAACGCAAACAGCAAGCTTAATTATTTTATAGTAATGGTATAATCGACCATAAAAGCTTTAAAACAGATACAATCAATCTATAAGCATAAGTAGCGATTAAAAAGCCAAGAATAACAATAACAGGACCCATAGGAATGAAGTAGCCTATAAAACCGATAGCTTCAGTTAAAATGTCAAATGAAGTTGTTATAGATGAAATATCAAATTGAGTACCGTGCAACAAATTAGCTACCCAATTAAGAAAAGTAATTACAATCATATTATCACCTCACTAAAAATCATCAATATCATCATATCCGCCATTAGCTTTCAAATGCTCGTAATAATCATTAGCCATAGAATCGTTAATCATATCATTTAATTGATTTTCGTGGAATTCAACACCACCGACAAAAGTAACACCGGAGCCGTGTATAATTTCAGGAAGACGCTTCCACAAAGCAACCAAAAAGCCAAGGTACATAAAACAGCTAACAACTATATCACCTACACTTTTAAAAGGAGCATACCAACTAAAATCAATACTATATGATTTAGCAGGCAGGCTATAATACTTCCCTTTAACACCTGCAGAAGTAAATGTTAGAACAGGCGAACTATCCGTTGTTAATGCGTTCTTAATATCATTAGGCACTGTATCAACAACTTCATAAGCAGAGCCGATAAAAGTATTATCCTTAACATTAGTTATAGCAGATTCAAATGCAACTTTATTATCTTCACTTTGTGGATTAGTATAATTATCAATAGTATGATAAACATCTAATAACACTTCTTTGAATGTTGATTTTATAGAATGTGTAAACCAATTCTCAACATCCTCACCATCAGGGTTAAATATTATATCAAAGCCAAAGTATTCCCCCATTGCCTGATGAAAGTTATTATTTTGAAATATTATATCAACAAGATACTCACTAATTCTATCAATACTGCTAATAATATTATTAACATATTCGGCAACATCACTACGATAAGCATTAAAATTTGAACGAAATAAAGTTAATTCAACTGCCATATTAGATATACGATTAGATATATCATCAAGACCTGACTTTAATTTAGTTATGCCGCTCTCAATTGACTTAAGATAAACTTGATACCCTTTCTGATTGCTATAAAGGTTATCAAGACGGGTAATAATATCGGTAAGAGAGCTACTAATTCGCTCAAGACTTCCGATAATGTTGTTTTTTTCAGAGTAGCTCCAAGAAGAACCTCCTGCTGTGTCGCTCCCCCCGGTGTTGGAGTCGTACTCGTTGGTGTAAAAAAAACTTCACCGTCTTTCATTACTTTAAAATTACTATAATAGCCTTTAATGCCAAAATTATTTACATTAGCCTTAAGATTTTTACTATAACAATATTGTGTAAAATCATACGGATTCATATTACCACCCTCTTGAGTAGTAGGGTTTTTTACCAATTTATTTAAAGTACCTTTAACACCTAATGATACATTAGAATAAACATTATCCAAACCATATTTAACAATAATAATATTATTCTGCTCTTTATCACTAAACAGCAAATTATCAGTTGTAACAGTTACAGGATATTTAGAAAAAACACAATAGCAGAAATCAGGTTCACTAACATCTTTTGAATACACAAAATAGTTAGTATAATCTTCGCTAATCTCAATTCCGTTATCTTTAGCTATTTGACGATAATTAACCGAATTTATACCGGTTTTTGCAAATGCTGTTACAGGCATAAGTGAGAACACAACAAGCATTACAGAAAATATAACACAAGATATTTTTTTCATTTAAAAACTCCTTTCTAAAAAATTAAGGGGAAAGGGCTTCCCCTCTCCCCTTGCTCGAGAAAAAACAAATAATATAGAAATATACAAAAAATTATGCACTACGAAGCATACCAAGTACGAAGCTGATACCCTTACGAATAGCAATAAACGAAATTGCAACCGGAATAATAGTAGGAATAACTGCTACTACCTCATTAAGAACACCGCCTACCATTGATGATGTAATTGTTTGGTCAAGAACAGTAGCAGCGTTAATTGCATGAATTACAGGCATTATCTATTTTCCCCCTTTCTTTTTCTTTCTTTATTTCTAACCTTACAGCTATTAGCTTTTTCGTGCAGTCACGAAGCAAAGCAAAACAACCATAAAGGAAGATTGCAAATGCAATAAATAGTAATATTAGTTCTTTTATTTTGTAGACCCCCAATCTTCAGGAAAGAGTGAGCCAATCCAATTTACAAGCGGTTTAATCAAATAATCTATCGAAAATTTGATTAACTCAACTACAAGGATTGAACCGCATATTGTATATATGCTTTCCAAAAGTTCGTTACTTTCCAAGTTCTTCAACTCCTACAAGTTCTTTTCTTAACTTGCCATAAGCTTCATTAAGAACAACAGTAAGCTTATATTCTTGAAGTAAATTGATACTTGATATAATATCAAAAAGCTTATCATTAGCACTGTCAATTACAAGTCTTTCACTTGTATGATTGTCATAATCATAAATTACAACAAAGTGTGCTGTACCCTTTTTACCCTCAAATTCCCAATCACGAGAAAACATATCAAGTACCGGTGCTTTAACAGTTGTAGTTAATTTCATTATGCTTCACTCCTTTCATCAAATAAATCTTGATAATGCTGAATAACATCATCTTTGTCTTTTATTTCTTTTTCATAAGACTGTAGTTTTGATTGTGCAATCATAGTACCCTTGTTATAAAAAAGAATAACAGCAAGTTCGATTAGGATAGTAGCTACAAAAGACCACTCAGTAGCACCCCAACCTTTCATAATGTCAATAATACTTTTGATAAACTCCATTGTTTATCCCCTTTCTTTTTATAGTCTTTCGACTTATTCAATTATGTAAAAATCGCAATCTTCAAGATAATTATTAACTAACATTTGCTGATGTTGATTAAGTTTAATACCTCTTGAAAAAAGTTCATTTTCCAACTCTTTAGCAGAATGAGTAAGCAAATATGTAAGAATACTGCTGCCGCAAGTATTAAAAAGATACTTTTCAAACTTTGAGTAGTTATACTCAACACCTACACTATCAATAACGCTTATTTTTTCGGAGTGACTTAATATCTTTTTCCAATAAGGTGCAGTAGCTAATCTTGACTTATTATCATCCTTACTACTAACTACAAACCTTAAATAGTTATTAAGCACTCCGGTGTAAAAAAACCTACATCTTCATCACTTGTAAGTTTATTTGCAAAACCTTGCGCATTGACTGAACGAAGTCTTATTTCAATTCGCATCCAATTAGGCATATCTTCAGGTTGAAAACCTCTTTCAGCTCGTTTATCATAAATATTTATAAAGCAATTACTGTTTTGTTTGCCGAAATACAAAGATGTACCTTTAATACCGTCATTTTGTGATTGCATTAAATTAGAAAATTTAGACCGGCAAGTGTAATTTCCTTTTCGATATGCTTTTACAAGTGTATCAATACTAAAGCTATCATCAATTACATCTTGCGCTATATCTATTCTTGATACATTAAATCCGTCAAGTTCGGCTACACGCTTAATCAAGTCAAGGAGAGAATAACAAGAAAAAGACTCAATTAAGCGGCAACCTTGGCCGGAAAGATTTATACATCCGGCTGTGTAATCTTCTTTCTGTGATAACATCAATGTAATATGATTATCATATGTTACTGAATATTTATAAAACCACCGTGGCGGACACTCTTTGAATTCAAGACCGCTGTTTTTTAACCCAAGAAATTCTATCATTTCTTCAAATGTTATAAAATGCCCCGAAACCGTTAGCCAGTCTATGATTAAAGGGTATTTTGATGTATTTTCTGCCCCCCTATTAGTGTTGGGGGCAACTTTCATTTTTTCTATCATTTTTTGTCCTTGCTTTCTTTGACTTCTTTTGATTTTTCGATTATATAATCAATCAATTCATATAATGTTTGACAAAAACAAAAGCCGCCAAGGAAATATAGAATTATTAGTAAAATATATTCACGCATTTTCTTGCTCCTCGCTTTCTACGATTTTTACTTGTCCATCTTTTTCAAACATTCGATAAAGTAAATATCCATGAATACATTCTTTAATTTTTTCAATGAGTTTATTAAATAGTTTCATAATTTCGACCACCTACCTAAAAAGAATTAGTACAACAATGTACTAACAACATAATACCCCATTATTGTACTAATGTCAATACCCCAATTTCGTACTATGGTAAAATACTTTTAAGGAGTTGGTGTAATGTATACTTATCAGAGATTAAAAGACTTAAGAGAAGATAAAGATTTATCACAAACAGATATAGCAAAAATATTAGATACAACACAAAAGCAATATAGTAGGTGGGAAACTGGAGAATATGAAATTCCATTTCACAATGTAATTAAATTAGCAAAGTTCTACAATGTAACAATCGATTTTATAGCTAACATTACCAACCTACCAAGTACATTACCAAAAAAGTGA